ATAGCCTAATTGTTTAGCTGCCTGTACTCTTTGACTACCTTTATATACACTATATAGTTTTTCTTTATATGGTGTTTTTGCAACACCATATCTAGGTGTTTTTGATATAGTATGTTTCTGTACTTCTATTGGGATTTGTAATTCTTCACCATCTAATAATTCTTTTAATGGTGGCATTGATTTAATATAAGTCAAATCTTCTAAAGGTATATTAATCTTTTTTAGGTTCTTTTGTTTCGCTTTTAGCAGTTTCATTTTCACGTTTTTTATTTAACATTTTTTGTAATTCAGCAGTTGAACCTACGAACAAAGCATTTTTAATATTAGCACTTGTTCTTCCAGGTAAATCTTTTAAATCTTTTAATTTCTTTTGTAAGTCTTGTAGTTTATCTACCGTATCTCCAACTTGTCCAATTAACTGACCAACAACTTCATATGCTCTAGGGTGTTGTCCTTCTTTTGCAATATCTAATATTCCTTGTATTGCTTCTTGTCCCTTTTCTATTAAATTGTAATAGTTTTCTCTACTGTAATCAGAATCTTTATCTAAATATTTTTCTACAGTAACACTTTTTCCAGTATCTCTTGGTACTGGTACTTCAAATTTTTCAGGTTCAATTTTTTTACTATCTAAACCTAATATTTCATTTACACTATCTTCTAATTTACTCATTATACACCGCCTTCATAAAAAGATATTGTAGTTGTAAATCCAAAATCATCATCAGCATCCGCCGATTCAGGTTTAGGTATAACTATAATTCTTTCTTCAGTTGCTAAAGGAGCATCCGTAGATGATCCTAAATCTGCTTGTGTTTGTCTGATAACCTTACCTTTTGACATAGGTCCATATAAATAAGTTTTAGCAGTAAACGCTAAAGTATATATAACAGCTCTTCGCTTATTAAATTCACCATCATAAGTATCTTCATAACTTACATCATTTAAAACTATTGGTATATCTCTTTTAATATTTAATTCAGGAATTACATTAACTGTAACTGTATAATCAGGTTGAAAAAAAGGTAGTATTTGTTCAATAATCTGTAATCCATTTTCTGCTGTTGCAGTAAAAGAATAAAGGTTAAAAGTTATATCATATGGTACAGGTGCATAATTAAAATTATGTACTGTTGAATCATCTGTTTTAACTCTCCAGGTTTTTTGAAGTTTATTTAATTTTCTAGTAGCGTCATATTTTAATCCTTTGATTTCAAATCCCATTCTAGGTAAAGTAATTGCAAAGGTTCTACCCTTTTGCAAATTTGCTTGTTGTTCTAATCTTTGGATAAATTTTTCTTTAGGTGCATAAGCTAAAGGCACACGTATTCTTTTAGTAATAGCACCTGTACTAGATTTTTGTTGAAGAACTATATTATTAAAAATTTGACCAAACGCAATAGTTAATTTTCTTAAACCTTGATTATAAAAATGAGTACCAAACATTATTCATCTACCTCACCAAAAGGATTTCTTTCTGTAAAATCTAATATATCATCTGAAACAGTAAGAGTATCATAACCCGCTTCTGTATTTAAATCTAAATTATCTGCATAAGGCGATTGTGTCTGTATATTAGATACTGCAAAATCTTCATTTAATAAAAATGATGGTTGTCCTGTAGAATAATCGTGGTAATCTTCTAACTGTACCGAACCTGCACCATATATAACTTCTACTCCATACTCCAATGTCATTTTATATTGCAATTGGTCTAGTGTATGTGTATCTTCGTGTTGGTCAATAGTTTGTAAACCAGTATCAAGTTTTTCACTTGCATATTCCCAACGAGTAACTTTAAGTTTATAAACTGGCAGATTGCCTAATTGGAAAAATGGTTCTTGGTCTTCTACAAATAAAATTTCAAAAAAAGATTTCATCAAAGGCACAAATATAATATCACCTTCATTTGGTCTACCTGTAAAAAGAGGTCTAATTAAACCACCACTTTTATTACCAACTAAATTATCCCAACTTCGTTTTGCAACAACTAAAGTTGTGTCATCTCTAATTTCTAATCCAAATTTACTAATAATTTCTTGTTCACCAGCAAACCCTTGGTTAGTTTCAAAGTACATTTCTATCAAGTAAGTATCATCAAACTTGCTAGTTACGTCTTCTCCTAAAATTATATCTTTATTGACTATTGTTCGTGGCAAATAATAGACATCATTGCCGAACATTTTAAGACTTTCAACAACTATATCTTCGTGTAGTCTTTTTTCGGCAGCGTTGCCAATTCCCATACCACCTTGAAAGTAATGATTAACTGGCATAGCATTATCCTATCATAAAGGGTACATTTGTATCGTAAGTACTTCTTAATTTTATTTCTAAAGTATCAAGGTCTGCTAATGCTTGTGAGTAAATTTCTTTTCCATTTAATGTAACTCCACCGAGCATTGCAACACCATCAAATTTACTTAAATTAGCACCCCATTGTTTTTTGAATAAAGCAGTTACGTATCTTTTTAAAAATATGTCATTATAGACATCTGTATAAATATTTGGATCCATTTTTCTATAACATTCTATTACCATATATTCACCTACTTGTAAATCATTGTCCCAATCCATATCAACATAAAGTCTATTATCTAATTGGTTAAATCTTAATGGTTTTTCACCAACTAATATATGGTCTAGGAAATCTAAATGTCTTAATACAACATCATAGTTAATAACAGACGTTGAAGAAAAATCGTATAGGTCATTTAATCTTAATTGATATCTAACATCAAACATATTTAAATTACCTTTATTTGAAAAAGGGAACATATTAATTACAGATATAACAGATTCAGGCATAACAATAAAGCTATTACCTTCTTTCCAATTTGTAGTAACTACAGTTGAATCACCATACGTCTTTGATATAGATTCAGGAGTATCTTGTAAAATTCTATCGTGGTCTGCTTGAGTATATTCGTACTTTAAATAGGTTCTTTTAACACCGTCAAAGTGATATTGAGAAAAATATTGCAATGCTTCATCCATTCTGTCCTCTAACTGGTCATCATCAACATTTATCTCAATGACTGGTTTGCCTAATGCTCTTAAAGCGTATTGTTTTAAATTTTCCCTTGAAGCTGGTTCTGCCATTTTTGTCCCTTATAGTCCCTTTTAGGTATATTTATAATAGTAATTATATCTTCGGAAAGAGATTATCAGCACAAAATGTCGTAACATCTTCTTCAGGCAATCCAAGGGACTGTAATACGCTAGGGGTGTGTGGATTTTGTTGTTGGTTTTGGAAGCTCTCACAATAAAAATTTTGACCTTTTATAACATCTTCTTTCTTTGAATCACCATCAAAATCAGATATTTTATCTAGGTATGATTCTAAATTAGATGTAGCAAGTGTACAAATTTGATTTATTTCTTTTTCATCTTTAATATTTCCACCTGAAATTACACCTTCACTAAAAATTTCAGTTGCCCAAGCTGCTCTCTTTCTCGGTTTTGATGGTTTAAACCAAATTGATTCTTCTATAAAATATTTTGATAACGAATGTTCTTTTACAAGTAATGGAGAATAATCGTGAAAGTATCTAACTTTATTTTTACCTGCAATAGCAACCCATCCATAAATTGGACCACTATTTGTTAAATTTGGAAATAAAGATAAGTGTAACATATACTGACCTCTTGTATCTCTAGCGTCCACTATCTCAAAATGTACTCGTCTAACTTTTTTATTTTTCCAAGTACGATTAGTCCAAGATTCTTTATTAAATTTTTCCATACCGGCTTCACTGTATTCTTCACAATCTCTATCCAGTATAGATAGTATTTCGTCTTTACACTTTATTAAGTGATCCCATATCATCTTTTTTATTCCTTTTCTATCTCATCCATTTCTTTATATAATTGTGTAATAGTTGCATAAGCAAACTTCGCTTCATTGAGAATATTAATTTGATAGACATTTAAATAACTATTTATTGTTTCACTTACTATCCTTTTATAATCTTTTATCTCACGGTGTCTAAATTTATAATAACGATTAGGTCCTGGTGTATTTTTCATCATCAATTGACCTTCATTTATATCTCTTAAATGTCTTACATATATATGTGCATACAATTTTTCGGGTTCTTCTTTTATAGTTTGAATATGTTTAATATAATCTACTGTACTTGGTGTAGGAATAGGAGTTGAATCACCTGTCCATAAAGCTTTAAAATCATAATGTATATGCTCAGCTCTAGGTAATCCAGTTGTTGTTCTAAACAATGAATTTTCTAATCCATATTTCTCTACTTCAGAATAACAAAGTAACTGATTGTAAAGATATATTGCGTAA